CTCCAACTTCAACAACATTGGAAACATGGGCATTACCAATAATTGTTAAAACATTCATGCCTTCTTCTTCAATGAACAAGTTGGCACCGACTTGGATGACATTTGAAACAAAGATATTACCAGTGACAGTAATAACATTTGAGAAAGTATCATCCATTACAATATTGGCACCAATTGTCAAGGCATCTGTGAAGAGGCGCTTGGCGTAAATGTTGTCAGTGACACTTAAATCACCAACATTTGAGGTGCACATATTGGAATATTTAATAACTTCATGTTCCTCGCTATAAACCAAAAGGTTGGAGAAAACATTTGTGACATCACGAACTGGCGCCAAATACAAGGCATCCGCGTTAGTTGTTTCCAAAGCAATAGCGTTGGAAGCATTAATAACAATAGTGTTCATGTGTTGGTTTGTAGTGGCGGCTAATTCACCAATCGCAATTGATGAGCCACCTTGGGATGTTTGACCCGCGAAGGAGCCAATAGCAATTGAGTTCGCACCTTGCTCTGTCTCACCTGCATTTGAACCAATAGCAATAGCCATTTCACCTTGGCTTGTCACACCAGCCAACCGACCAATACCAATAGATGCCGCACCGTAGGCATCGTATGATTCAGAACCAATATGCACTGAATTCTTTGTTGGGTCTCGGTTGAGGATTGTAATGGAAGTGTTCGCTTCAATGTTGCTGTCAATAACAAAGGCAGCGTGAGCATTTTCAAACAAAATAGTCTCAGTTGTCACATTTCCATTGAGTGAAGCATCTTGAATGTTGATGCTCACATTTGTCAACAGAGAACCATCGCCAATGTGGTAGAACGCAGTCACATTACCATAAATGTTGAAGGTTTCAATCAAGTTGGAATGATCCACGGAATCCACTGTAAGGGTAGTGTCATACGCAGAATTCAAAGTCTTCGCCAAGATGAATTCATTACTTTGGTGTGTGTAAAACAATGCAATATTGGAATCCATTTGTTCCATCACAATACCAGTATCATTGCCTACACCAAAGTTGGCATTACCCAAGTGCATGATTGGATCATCCACAATTAAATTCTCTACACCCATAGCTACAAAGTCTCCATCCGCCCTAATATTTCCAGAAACTCGCAAGGAACCATCAATGGAAACTAAATTTGGCGCCATTGTCATCACCGTGTGATCCACAATCTCATTATTCGCCGTGTATCCCAAGACATTTGCCTCCAAATCCGCAACATGTCTGATTGGCTTAATGTGTAGAGTGTTGCTCTCAAACGCCTCTAACGCCTCGGGTGACGCATTCAAAATAATTGAATTTTCAGGTTGTGAATTTGTCCCCGCCATTGTGCCAATGGCAATAGTATTGGCTCCTTGGTTGTTTGAACCCGCGTTGTAGCCAATAGCAATCGCTGACAAATTCTGTGAAATCTCACCCGCACCAGTGCCAATCGCAATGGAATCTGTTTGTTGATCAAAATGCCCCGCCTTGGAACCAATCGCAATGGTTCTTGAATACCAATTACCCTCGTAATTCGCAGAGCCAATCTTAATCTGTTTCTCCTCGTCGCCTAAAATAATCACACCATTTGAAGTTGAGATGTTTGAAGTAATTTCAAACGCCGTAATCGCATTCGCCAAAACTAATGTTCTAAATGTGTTCGCATCTAACTCCGCTATTGTTTGCAAATTACTTGTAATATTTGACAAATACCGACCATCACCATGGTAGTAGTGTGCGGACATATTTCCATTTAGAACAAATACATTCTCCTCGGGATATAAGTCTTCAAAGTATGCTATAGAACTTATATCCACCAAATGTTCTGGATTGCTATTACCGAAACCACTCATACCCCAAGGAGCAATGAATGCAGTTGGATAACCCTCAAAAATGAGAGTTTCTTGGACAATATTACCAATTTCTGCAATTGCTTGCAAGTTCATGACAATGTCAATTGAACCAAGATCATACAACTGTTTCGCTACTGGGTCATAACCCACAACATTGGACGCGTACTTATTAAACTCCAGGTCTGTCACAAGAGTGCCTGAACCTCCTCCAGCTTTCACCATATTTAGAATAGAGTTAGAAAATTATATTAATTAGCATACATCAACGCCGCTTGTCCATTCTGAACCCTAAGTATATTATAACTTATAGCATATGTTGGAAATGTAATTGGGTATAATTCACTATGTAATTTAAAACTTGAGACTCTACTAAAATTGAGGCAACCAGTTGGTTGAAGTTGTGTAACAGATATACCGAAAGCGTACATCATTACATCAGGAATCTGTGTGTTGTTTGAATGATAATAAGCAGGGATGTGCACAAAGTGTGGAATACAATATTTCCAATCACACATGTCTTCTCCATTTACAGACATTTTCATTTTGTTGTAATTTGTATTTATATCACCATAAAGTCGTGTATCTGAGTTAATAAAACATTTTACGGGGTGATTAAAATTTAGTTCTTGAACCCAATCACCAGATGCTTGGTTCTCCTGAACTTGAGTAATCAACATATCAAGTGGACGGGATCTCAATGATTGTCTTTCTTCTTCACCCAAGTGGTAATAGTTGGCATAACATTCCCAATCATAGAATTCTGCATCTCTGCCCCAATACACTCTTACCTCCACATCGTGGTATTGCATGGCACACAATGGGAGAGCAGATTGAACATTTTCACAGAAAAAGAAACGGAATGGGAAGAAATAAGAAGTTCCTGATAGACCTTGGTGACAACCGTAAAAACTTTTACTAATGTTGTTCGCCAAGAAATCAATAGCACACGCCTCTGTAAAGAGGGATGTCTGACGATCTATCAATCTACCACCAATATATAACTCAACATAATCCACTAAAGTTGTCCAATCACCAGAGGCATATGATTCCATATAAAATGGATCACTTGGTGCAATATACATATATCCAATCAAATCACCATATTTTTCAACTGGAATGGTTGAAAATGTTCCGCTTTTGGGTTTACCAGTCATTCGCAGTTTTTCTGGGCCTTGACTGAAGTTTGTATGTCTTTTATATGAGCTATTAAAAAATGAAATTTCTGGATCACCAGTCAAATGAACATCCTGAGCTCCAACCGCCACTAACCTCTGAATTGCTGAAGAACTCATACTAATTTAATTATTAATCATATTTTTTTAATAGACGATAAAACATGATTGACAACTATAAATTTATGGAAGAATCACACTTGGGCTCATACATTTGAATCTCAAAACAAGGAAGTGTTCATCAGTGGATTGAGCTGGTTCTGGTATAGTATTACCAGTTTGATCTAATAATGAAACTGTTAATCTATCAACTCGGCGAATTGGGCTTGGGTATTCATGAGTAATTTCATAGTGATCTCTCTCTCTAAAACTAATAAGCTGTTCGCTTCCTGTATGTTCTGATGCAGTTACTATACTTGCAAAAGCACCTCTAACTCTAGAAATTTCATTTGCACCGTTATACTCAGCAGAAGCTCTTTCACTAAACAATGTCTTAAATTCATCAATGTCCACATATAAATGTTGAACGGAATCATTTGTGTGAATGTGTGTGCTCAACAATTTAGCTTGAACAACATTTTTTAATGGTTCATTCAAATAAACTGAAAAAGTGTTTTTACTCGCCTGACCCAAAGTATCAACCGTGACGGTGAAATAATCGTAATTCTTGTCTGGCAAGTTCATTATATTATATATTTGGTTTTATTTTTTAGATAAGTGGCTCACCAATTCCACCGACGACTTCATAATCAGATTGGTCATAGACAATCTTTTGGATGCCACACGCACCCCCTGGGGTTAAGTCCTTGGTGTATGGAGAACCCTTCGCAGCACCTGGAACACATTCCAAGGAGTATGGAAGACCCGCAATAGAATCAGTGTTCTTCTCCTTGATTTGGATTTCACGGAGAGCGTAGGTAGAGGAACCCTTGAACATTTGAAGGAGAACCGCAAGGGCAAAAATTATAACAATCCATTTTAAAATTTGTTTATTGGTGTTGTTCATAGCAAAC